TCGCCGCGACGATGGCGAGCAGCCGGTCGCGCCCGGCCACGATCGCGGGGCGCTCGCGCACCGACACCTCGTTCTTCGCCTCGTCCATGAGGCCGTCGGCGTCGGTGTACTTCCGCCTAACCACGAGCGTGAGCGTGCGGACCTCCGTGCCGGTCACGAGATCGTAGGTCGCCTGGGGAACGATGTCGGCGGGGGAGATGCCGAGCGACTCCTCCATGCGCAGCCCCGACAGGCCGAGTATCAGGTACGCCTCCAGCGGCCGTCCCCTCATGGCGCCGAGCGCCGCGACCGCCTCCTGCGCCGTCCACGGGGCGCGCTGCGGCTTCCTGCGCTGCGGCGTGGTTATGCGCCGGCGGAACGGCCGCTCGTCCATGAGCTCGTCGTCGTATGCCGACAGCAGCACGGCGCGCAGCGTCCGCTTGGTGAGGGCCGGCGCCGTCGACGCCAGCACCGTCGCCTTCACGTCGCCGTGCGTGAGCTTGGACAGCGGGATGTGGCCGATGGCGGGGAGGACGTTGCGCACCATCTGGGAGTCGTACTGCCTGAGCGTCGCCGCGCTGCGGGGCTTCCCCCGGTTGCTGTCCGACTTCCTGAATATCCCCCAGTAGAACTGCTCGAGCGTGAGCGACTCGCCGAGGTTCGCCGCGCCGCCCAGCTCCGCCACGAGGCGCGCGGCCTCTATCTCGGCGTCGAGCTCGCTGCCCTCGACCGTGCGGGAAACCGTGCGGCGCCCGCCGTCGGTCCGCCGCCCCTTGCTCGCCCTCACCTCCCAGACGCCCGGCCTGACCTCGCGGTACGAGCCGGCCCGCCTGCGCTTGCGTTCGGACTGTGCCATAATGTCTCCTATGGTCTGCCCGGGGGTTTGCCTCCGCTTCCTCCCGGCTCTCCTGCCGCCGTCCCGCGCCTAGGTTCCAGCTGCGCGCGGGGCGGCTTTTTCTTTAGGCGAGCGGGTGGAAAATGCCCTTCTCGCGCAACTTCTCGCTCGTCCGGTACTGTTCGGCGTCGGGCACGCTGTGGAACTCGACGGTCTTGTCGTAGTTCGCCTTGACGACCTCCTCGATTTCATCGAGCGACACGCGGAAGAACTCCCTGCGCTGGTTGACTATGTTCACCTTCCTGTCCTCGAAGGCCCGGTGCAGCGCCGCCTCGAGCTTCGGGGCGTCATCGCAGAAGATGAGCGCGTGCACGTCGAAATTGAACGGGACGGACGCGTCTCCGAGCTCGCGGATGCGGTCCATCGGCTCAAGGCGCCTCGTCATCCCGATCTTGTAGACGCCCTCACCGAATGAGCCGATGTTGGAGATTACGTATACGAAGCCTGCCTTCTGGTTCGCCTCTCGGTAATCGACATCCGACACTGCCCTGTCCACGTCGTCGAGCTTCGCCTTGAGCTCCGCGGCCTTCTCCTCGAGATCGGCGCGCTCGTCGTCGCCGGCATCCTTCAGGCGTGCCGAGATGTCCTTGTACGCCTTGAGGTACTGGGAGCGCTCCTTCTCGAGCTTCTTGCGCTCGGCCGCTATCTCGCGCTCGAGCTTCCGGGCCTCGCGCTCCTGCTCGCGGGCTTCGCGCAGCGCCTCCTTCTCCTCCTCTTTCTCCTGTGCGAACTCGAAGGCCAGCTGGACCTCCTCCTGCTTGAGGAGGACGTATGCGGCGGGGATGGATATGCCGAGGGTCTTGCCGTTGCGGTTGATGGCCGCGGCCGACTTCTCGATTCTCTCGAGCGAGCGCTCGACGTTGGTCGCCTTGACTTTGCGCACGATTTCGTCGCACTCGCCGTTGTACGCCATCATGAGCAGCTTCGAGATTTCGCGGACCATCGCCTTACCCTTCGAGGCACTGCCGTTGACCGTCCAGGACGTCTTGTCCGCGGCCTTGCTGAAGCTCTTGACGGCCTCCTTCTGTTTCCTGCGGCATCGGTCGAGGGCGTCCTTGTAGTGAGTCGAGTCGGCGAAGTCGAAGCGCGGGCGGTACAGGCCGAACTCCTCGACCAGCAGCTCGTCATCGAGGACGCGCGACTTGGACTCCTTTGCCTTGACGATGGCATCCAGTTTGAAGTTCTGCTTCTCCAGCTTCTCGAGCGAGGCCTTCTCCTCCTCGATTTTCTTCCTGAGGTCCTCGGCCTCGCGCCTGAGCCTGTCCGCGTCCGCCATCTCCGGCGTGAGCATGGACTCGAGCTCCTCTACCCGCTGCTTGTACTCGGTCGCCTTGAACATGTCCCTGAAAGCCATCGGTTCGCCTTTCTGTCTCTAATACCTCTTGACCTCGCTGGCCTGGTGCCACTTGACGACGCCGCGGAAGTTCACGCTGGCGTTCTCCGGATCGTCGAACACTATGTCGGTGTAGCCGTCCTCGTAGCTGTCCGGCGACAGCACGAGGGTCGACGCCCCGCGGTAGTAGCTTCTAAGGATCATCTCGCCGTTGTACTCGGCCGCCACGGCGTCGCCGTTTCGCGGTTCGCACCTGGGGGAGAGCAGTGCGTTCTCGCCATCGGCAAACCTGCGATTCATGCATGAGCCGCGCACGCGCATGAGGTAGGCGTCCGGGTCGTTGACGCGCTCGAGGACTGAGATCGGCACGTCAGCGACCTCGTCGGGACCGAATTCATCGGTGAACTCGCCTGCGTGCCCGGCGACGAGCACGGGCAGAGTCACGTACTGGGCGCCGTTGGGGCGCACGGCCTCGGTGGCGTCCTCTCCCATGAGGTCGGCTACAGTCGTGTCGAAAAGCTCGGCGAGTTGCTCAAGCCGGTACATTCTCGGTTGAGATTTGCCCGACTCCCACGATGCAACGGCGGCCTTGGTGACCTTCGGGTTGAGTCTGTTTCCGACGTCCTCCTGGTTCCAATTACGCGCCTCACGCAGGGCTCTTACTCGGTTTGCGAAACTCATGGAACCTCCTTCGGTTTAACGTAATTTAATTCTAATTAAAGAAAAATTGATTTATAGATAATTTTAAGTTGACCCGCGGTCAAATAAGGTTTAACCTTTAGTCAACGAAAGGAGGAGCACATGCAAAGCTTGCAGGAGTACCGAGAGGCAGGCGTCGAGCGTTTTCAAAAGAAGAACATCGCTGCAGCTCTTGGAATTTCTTTACCGGCATACGACGCTCTCGAGAACGACCAGGAGCACCGTATGAACCCTGCTAGAGCAAAGGCGCTCGGGGAACACTTCGGAGTTGATCCGACTATTTTTTTAGCTGAGAAGTCAAATTAGATTTGACCAAACGAAACGGAGAGAACCATGAACGAGAGCTACATCGACATCGAGCTGGGCGGCTGGAACATCCCCGAGGCCATCACGGTCGAGGCCGAGCCCGCCGAGGCCCGCGACTTTTCCGACTTCGAGCTGTAGGGGAGGACGACATGAACACCAAGAAGAACTGCCCCGTCACCTTCGCGCCGAACGATGACCTCGACGGCGCCATGTCCGAGACGTCTGAATCGGTGGCGAACCGCATCTGCATCCTGTTCGGCTTCACGCCGTGGGCCGTGAGCATGGTCGAGGGCGACCTCGACAGCGCCGAGATCGCCGGCACGCGCTACTACGCGTACACCTCCGTGCGCTTCACCGCCCACGGTATCGGCTGGTCGACGGACTTCAAGGACCTGAGCCGCGACAAGGCGCTCGACGAGCAGCCCGCCGGCTCCGAGCGCTAGGGAGGGCGGCATGGGAGACGTGAAGATGCGCCGCGAGAACATCAGGTACGAGGCGCGCGGGAAGTCCTTCGAGATCGAGTGCCCGAGCGGCTTCTCGGGCATCGAGGCCATCGTCTGCTGGTGCGACGCCGGCGGCGGCTGGCACCGGGAGGCCTTCGAGTCGTTCCTCGACGCCCGCGGGCGCCTGGACGGCCTGCTGCGCGGCGAGGCGGTCATGGCCTACGTCCAGCGCACGGTCTGCATGAACACCGCCGACGCCATCGACCCCGGCATCGAGCCGGTGATGGTCGGCGTCGCCGCGGGCGAGTGGACGCGCTATCTGCGCAAAGAGTCCCGGGATGAAGCCCGCGGCTAATTAACTTCACAAACGAAAAGGAGAAAGACATGATTCAACTGATTATCGGAGCTGGTCTGGGACTCGGCGGCGTGGCCGCCGCCGTCGCCATCAAGCGGTATAACGAGGCCGAGCGCGAGAAGGCCGCCGGGCCCGCGGACTGTTGGGGCAACAAGTACGAGGCCCGCATCGTCTCGCCCGCGTGCGCCCTGCCCCTCATCCTGGTGGGTGCCGTCATCGCCGCCACCGCCTGCCTCTACACGCAGGACACCGGCGAGGTCTGCGTCATCCGCAACCTCGGCGGCTCGCTCGCCGGCTCGACCTCCGAGGCCGGTTTCCACGCCAAGGCCCCCTGGCAGGACGTCGTGACCTACGACGTCCGCAACAACCTCATCAACTTCTACGGGGACACCGACTACGAGGTGGACGGCGGCTCCTACGAGGGCAAGCAGGTCTCCATCAACGACAAGTCGGGCGCCAGCGCCAACATCGACATCCAGGTCAACTACTCGCTCAACCCCGACGCCGCGCTCAACCTCTACAGCGAGTACGGCACGCAGGAGAGCTTCGTGGAGAAGTACATCTCCAACGACGTCCGCGCCGTCACCCGCGAGGTCTCGGGCGGCTTCGACACGGTGACGATGCTCACCGACCGCTCCCAGTTCACCAAGGCCGTCCAGAAGGCCCTCACCAAGAAGTGGAAGGGCATAGGCCTCACGGTCGAGCAGGTGAGCGTGCAGGACGTCCGCTACCCGAAGAACATCACCAAGAGCTACAGCGAGGCGCAGGCGGCCGAGGTCGCCAAGCAGAAGGCCCAGAACGAGCAGGAGACGGCCAAGGTCCAGGCCGAGACCAAGAAGATCGAGGCCCAGGGCGAGGCGGACGCGAACGCGGTCCTCGCGAACTCGCTCAACGACCAGGTCATCCAGCAGCACTACATCGACGCGCTCAAGAGCATCGGCAAGGACGGCAACCTCGTCGTCGTGCCCGAGGGCTCCCAGCCGCTGGTCGGCACCAAGTAGGGGCCGCCCGCCGCGCGCGGGCCGTCCCCGGGGCGGCACCGGTTCCGCAGGTCTCCGATAGCTAACACTGCGGACGTTCCAGCCGGTGCCGTGCCGGGGGCGGGGTCCCTACACCCGCCCCGCCTCCTGTGAGGGGCCGCGCCCGGCGACTCGGTGGCGCGGCCCGGCGGCGGGGCTCTACACGAAACGGAGGAAAACGACATGGAGGAGATCGCATGGACGGGAAGTCCGAACGCTACGGCAGCCCGTGGCTCACGCAGTCCGAGGCCGCGTCGTACGCCCGCATCGGCAAGGAGCGCATCGCGCAGCTCATCGCGACCGGGAGGCTCCGCGCCTACTGGTCGCCCGGCAGCGACCCGCGAAGCCCCAACCGCGCCAAGCTGGTCAACAAGGCCGACATCGACGAGCTGCTGCGAGCCGACGCCGTCGAGGTCCGGGAGGTGTCCCGTGCGCTTTTCGGGGCCGCTTAGGGCGGTCGGGGCCGCGGCGGGGTTCGCCGCGCTCTGCTGGCTCATCGACTACGTGGTGATGCCGGCGGTTCTGTGGACGGTGCTCGCCCTGTTCGGGGCGGTGCCGGCATAACGGCCCGCATCGAGTTCTCGGTGAGCCTGGTGGCGGGCAAGCAGCGCCACAGGCTCGACCGCAGGCACGCACGGATGTACACGCCCGACGAGACGCTGAGGGCCGAGCGGGCCATCGCGGCGGCGTGCCGGGAGGCGATGGCCGAGGCGGGCATCCAGCCCCTGCCCTTCGGCCCGCACGAGTCGGTGATTCTCACCGTCGACGCCTACCGGCCGCTGCCGGAGAGCCGGCCCAAGAGCGTGCGCTCGGAGCCGGACACCTACAGGCCGGACGCGGACAACGAGGCCAAGCTGGTCATGGACGCGCTCAACGGGCTCGTCTGGGCCGATGACGCGCAGGTGGTCGACCTGCACGTGAGGAAGCACCCCAGGGCGCGCGGGCAGTCCGCGCGCATGGACATATCGATCGCGCCCGGGTGGTCCGGGCGCGGGGACGAAACGGAGGAAATGTAATGGAATGCAAGAAGTGGCCGGAGCCGTGCCAAGCTGACGTGTTCATCGGCTACATGAGCGACCTGGGCATCAACACGCTGTTCAACGCCGAGTCCGAGACGTCGGCGACCGGCATCGACCCCGCCGTGCTGCGCGGCATCGGCTACTGCGCGGGCATCGCGCAGAGCGCGTTCGACGAGCCTCGCGACTTCACGCCCGAGGAGCTCAACGCCGTGATCTCGTACGCGATGCGCTGCGAGGAGGAGTTCAAGAGCAAGGGCGCGGCCGGCGTGCTCGCCCTCATGATGGACGACGACGCCCTCCTCGACGAGGACAACTACACCGTCACGCCCTACGAGTTCGATGAGGTGGTCGTCGATGAGTAGCGAGATCGCGCTCCAGCAGCCGGCGATGACCTTCGCCGAGCAGATGCAGTACGCCAAGACCGTGTGCCAGGGCTCGCTGGTCCCGAGCGCCTACAGGGGCCAGCCGGCCAACGTCCTCATCGCCATGGACTTCGGCCGCTCGATGGGCCTGTCGCCCGCCGAGAGTCTGTACCGCATCACGGTCATCAGCGGCAGGCCCTCGGCCAGCGCCGAGCTCATCGCGGCCAACGTGCGACGCGCCGGCCACAGGCTCCGCGTCACGAAGGACGACAGGGCGAGGACGGCCACGTGCGAGATAGTGCGCAGGGACGACCCCGACTTCACGTTCACCGCGACATGGGACATGGCCAAGGCGCAGCAGGCGAACCTCTCAAACAAGGAGAACTGGAAGAAATACCCGATGGCCATGCTGACGGCGCGCTCCATCACCGAGTGCGCGCGCGACGCCTGCCCGGAGGCGCTCTACGGCGTCGTCTACACGGGCGAGGAGCTAGGCGCCTCGCAAACCGGGCCCGACGGCGCCGCCGAGCCCGTGGCGGTCGAGGCCACGGTCGAGCGCGCCCCCGTGGTCGACCTCCAGCCGGTGCGCGACCTGTTCAAGCCGTTCATGGCGGCGACTGCGCTCGACAGCACCGGGGCCATGGCCGCCATCTGCGCCGCCGTGGGCTGCACGTCGGGCTCCATGCACGACATGACGCTCATGCAGGCGCGCCGCGCGGCCTCGTGGATGGAGGAGGAGATCGCGGCCCGCAAGGCGCAACACGAGCCCGCCACCCCCGAGCCGGAGCCAGCATATGAGCCCGCGCCCGCCGAGTATGCGACCGACGACGACCTGCTGGGAGGCTTCTAATGGCAGACGAGGTTTTAGCGGTCGAGGCCGTGCCGCTCGAGGAGGACTTCGACACGCTGGTGGCGTCGCTCGCCATCGACGACACACTCGAGGACAAGCTGGCGCGCCTCAAGAAGAACGTCGATGAGAAGCTGGCGGACTACATGGACGTCAAGCGCATCGAGAAGGACGAGGACTTCAAGGCCGCAAAGAAGTACCGCACGGCGGTCAACGACGTGAAGAAGCCCATCGAGGCGCAGCGCAAGGCCGCGAAGAAGAAGTACAGCGACCTGCTCAAGACGTTCGACAAGACCATCGGCGAGATAACGGCGCCCATCGACAGGCTCTCCGATGAGTACAAGGCCGAGATAGACCGCTACGACGGCGAGTGCAGGACCCGCCGACTCACCGCGCTCAAGGGCCACTACTACGACCTTGCGGGCGAGATGGGGCCGCTGGTGCCATACGAGCGCATCGCCGACGACAGGTGGCTCAACGCGAGCTTCGGCGAGGTCAAGGCCAAGAACATCATCGAGCGCCGCGTGGGCGAGCTGCTGCACCAGTTCAAGTTCGTCAACGGGCTCGACTACGCGGACGAGGACGAGAAGGCGTGGGCCGTGGCGTGGTGGACGAGGACCCTGCCGATGGACTCGGGCGAGGTGGCGGCGGCGGTCGCCGCGCACCGCGAGGAGGTCGCCAAGGCCGCCGCGCTCGTGTCGACCTACGAGCAGGCGACGGCGCCCGCACCGGAGCCCGAGCCGGAGCCCGCGCCGCTGCCGCCCGACCCCGAGCCGATGCCCATCGAGGAACCAGAGCCGCCCTTGGGCGTGCCGAGGTGCGTGCGGGTGGTGCCATCGCGCCCCGAGCCGGATGTGGCCGAGGATGCGGCCTCGGCACCGCAGAGGGGCTACCGCGTGGTCATCGAGTGCGCCACGGCGGACGAACTGCGCCGCGTGAGGGCCGTCATGGTCGAGAACGGCATCCACGGACACGTAGAGAGGATGTAGGACATGGAGAAGAACCTGCCGCCGCTCCGAACGCCGGAGCAGCGCAAGGAGGCGATGGCGAAGGCCGTCCACACGCGCCGCGAGCGCGCCGCGTTCAAGGCCGCCTGCAAGGCGGGCAACATCCCGCCCGAGGCGGCCATCGAGGCGCCCATCGCGCAGAGGCTCAAGGTCGAGGAGTTCGCCCGCTCGTTCCCGGGCATCGGCACGGTCAAGGCGAAGGTGATCGTCAAGGCGCTTGACATCCCCGATGGTCGCCGCGTGAGCGGCCTGGGGTACATGCAGGGGCCGCGCCTTGTCGCGTTTATCAAGAACAACATGACTGCGAAGGAGGACGGGCAGTGAGCGTCAACCGAGTGAACATCAGCGGCAACCTCACCCGCGAACCGGAACTGCGCGCCACCGCCGGCGGGACGCAGGTCCTGTCCTTTGGCGTGGCGGTAAACGACCGCCGACGCAACGCGCAGACGGGCGAGTGGGAGGACTACCCCAACTTCGTCGACTGCACCATGTTCGGCAACCGCGCCGAGGCCGTTGGCCGTTTCCTCGCCAAGGGGATGAAGGTCGCCATCGAGGGCAAGCTGCGCTACAGCTCCTGGGAGAAGGACGGCCAGAAGCGCAGCAAGCTCGAGGTCATCGTCGACGAGATCGAGGTCATGGTGCGCCGCGAGGGGCAGACGCAGGCCCAGCCGCAGCAGAGCCTCGCGGACACGGTACCCGTGCAGCCCCGGGCGCAGGCCGCGCCGCAGTGGAGCGCCCAGCAGGCCTACGCCGCGGTCCCGCAGTCCGAGTTCTACGACGAGGACGTGCCGTTCTGATGAGGCGCGTACCCGACATCATCCGCGACCACTGGGAGGCGGCACTGTTCGCCGCCTCCTTCTCCGCGGGTTTCCTGTTCTTCTCTTCGCTTCTATGGGGGTGGTTCTGATGGCCTTCACCGTGTTCGACAGCTTCGCCGAGGTCTACGACGACTTCGACGCGAGCGACCCCGAGGACCTGCGCGACCGCGCGATGCTCGCCGACGCGATCATGATGTACGGGCTGCACGGCGTCGAGGCCGACCTGCCGAAGCCCCTGCGCCGCGTCTTCAAGGCGATGAAGAACGCCATCGACAACTCCAAGGACGCGCGCGGCAGGGGCGGCAAGGGCGGCCGCCCGCGCAAGAAACCAGCTTCCGACAAACCCGAAACCCCGGTTTCGGAAAGTGAAAACCTAGGTTTTTCAAACGGGAAACCAGCTTCCGACAAACCCGAAACCCCGGTTTCGGAAAGTGAAAACCCTAACCTAACCTACCCTGTCCTGTCCTGTCCTGAACTGGATTGTGCTGAGCTGTCCTGTGATGGGGGCGATGCCCCCGCCGCGCCGCCCGAGTTCGAGCCGCCGTCGCTGGAGGAGGCCCGCGGGTACTTCGGCGCCAACTGCCTGAGCGGCGACCCGGACGCCTTCTGGGCCTACTTCGAGTCTCAGGGCTGGGTCAAGGGCAACGGCCAGCCGGTGAGCAACTGGGGCGCCCTCGCGCTCGACTGGTCCAGGCGCCAGAAACGCATCGACGCCGACGACCGGGCGAGGGGCAAGCCCACCGCCTCGGAGGTCGAGGCCGCCACGTTCAAGCCGACAAGGACGCCCGAGCAGACGAGGGCGGAGCTCGAGCGCAGGTGGCACGAGGAACATCCGGGCATCGACCCGGCGAAGGTGAAGGCCCCGAGGGGGACGACCGCCGACCCGGTGGCGCTCAAGGCGTACCAGGACGCGCGGCGCCTGCTGGACGCGAGGGCCGCATGCGAGAGGAGGGCGTCATGAGCTTGGACGCCGAGAGGAACGAGAACATGGGCAGACCGAAGGGGTCCGCGAGCATCTACGACGAGGGGCCGCGCAGCGCCCGCTGCGAGACGTGCAGGTTCTGCGCCGTGAGCGAGGCGGTCATGGCGGCGTCCGGCGAGGGCCGCAAGCGGTACACGTGCATGCGCTGCCCCGACTTCGTGCACGCCACGCAGGGGCTCGCGAGGTGCAACTACTGGGAGGCGCGCCATGAGGGCTGAGTCGCGGGACCGGCGCGGCGGCTACGTGCTCGAGTGCAGGCAGTGCGGCAGGCGGTTTCGCGCGGCAAACAGGAACCAGAGGTACTGCTGTGGCTGGTGCGAGAACGTGGCGCACAGGAACGAGAGTAAGCGGCCCGTGGACGTGTACCTCGGAACGAGGAGCGAGAGGGGCCGCGAGATCAACGCCATGCGCGCGGCGCTGGCGGAGGGGAGGTGCGTCTGATGCGCGACGGTTACAGGCTCGCCTTTGGCGCGTTCGACAAGCCGGATGCGCCCAAGGCGCAGGCGCTCAAGCCGCTCGAGGAGGCGGCCGAGGTATACGGCGCGTGGCAGCAGTGCGACGACTACCGGGACTGCCAGATCGCGGCCTTTTGCGACGAGCTAAGACGCGACCTCATCGACGAGTGCATGGACGTGGTCCAGGCGGTCGTCAGCCTGCTCGACGCCGAGGGGTTCACGCAGGTGGACGTGGACGCGGCAATCGAGCGCTGCAACGAGAGGAACCGAGAGAGGGGACGTTTGTGATGGAGACTTTGGAGCAGATCAAGGCCGACGCGGTCGAGGTGTTCCATTTCGACCGTGAGTGCAGGCCGCAGGACAGGGCGCACGCCTATCTGGGGAAGTACCGCGTCAGGCGCGGCTACAACGACACGGCGATGCAGGTCGCGGTGACCGACATGATCGAGCGCGCCTACGAGGCGGGGAGGGCGGAGGTCGCCGGCGCGAACCTCGTGCAGAACCTGCGCCGCCAGCTGACGAGCATCGAGGCGACCGTCGGGGATGCCATCGACCTGCTCGACGAGAGCACGGGGGCGGTGGAGTGCGATGAGTGACTCGAGGGTCGGCGGCTACCCGATGGGGGTGACGGACGCCACGATAGAACGCTGCTACGGCGGGGCCTGCGAGCCTAGGATGTGCGGGAACTGCAGGCACTTCTGCGGCAGCGACATCCACGTCGACTACGGCTACTGCCACCTTAAGTTCGAGCGCGACTTCGACGCAGAGGCGCCTGACCGCAAGGAAGGGTTCTGGCGCCTGGCGAAGTGGGCCGTGGCGTGGCTCATGGAGAACCTGCTGTACTGCGAGGACGAGTGCGGCGAGTGCCGCGACTACGAGGAGTTTGGGTTATGAATATCGACATCAAGACCGCCGACGGCGAGGAGATCGAGCTGGGCGGCGCGTATTACGACGGACGCGGAACCGAGTACAGGGCGGTCGGTGTCAGGCTGGCCGACTACCGCCGTATCGCCAATGTGTCCCTCTCGTGCCTTACCGGCAAAGTAGAAAAGCTCTGCTGTGTCTCGATGCGACCGAACGAGCTTTACTCCAACCCGCCCGATAGCTGGGAGAAGTTGGAAGAGGACTTGGACAGTTGTTCTGCCTCAACTCGGTACACGCCTTGTGCATATTTCAACAACTCAAACGACAGTTGCGAGAAGTGCCCCGCCAACCCAAATAAAGAATGCATTGTCCAAATGGTAAAACACATCGCACTGCGCATCCACAAGCTGAGGGGTGAGGGCGAATGACCGACGAAATCAAGCTTAAGCCTTGCCCGTTCTGCGGCGGCGATGCCGAGTTCGCGCACGGCGGATATTGGGGAAGTGAGCTGTTCTAGGTCGTGTGCGGCAATAAAGACAGGTGCGTGATTCTACCCGAGACCGGCGCCTACTTCATAAAGGAACAAGCGGCAGCAGCATGGAACAGGAGGGCGCAATGATTACCGACGAGCAGCGCCATGAGGTGGCTCAAGAGCTTCGCCGCCAAGCGGTGTATTCCAGCGGATCGCTCGGTGAATGGTGGCAGCGCCTACAGGACACGGTGACTGGCGAGATTGACTTCGCCAATCCGCAGGAGACATATCTAGCACTTGCCGACCTAATCGACCCGCCGATAACCGTTTGCATTTGTGAGAAATGCGGCGGCGAGTGGCCGTCCGACATCTTGTTCGAGCGCTGCCCATACTGTGGGACGGTGGTTGACGAATGATTACCGATGATGTGCGCCGCGAGGTGGCGGCGAAGATGCTCGAGACATGCCGAGAGAACCCGGACGTCTCGCTTCAGGGCATGGTCGCCTCGACGATGAACGAGTGCCTGCCGGAGGGCATGGAGTACGGCCCGACGCTCGCCGAGCTGATTGACCGCCCGACATGCCACAACGTCGCCGACTACACCAAGGAGTCCTTCAAGTGCTCCGAGTGCGGATGCCGCGTGCTGGCGCCCGGTGGCAGGCCGGACGGCGTGCTCGTCGCGACCTCCGAGGCGTTCCCAGTCGACTGGCATTCATGCCCGGTGTGCGGGGCGGTGGTCCTCGATGAAGCGGATTAAGTTCGCAAGGCCCGTCGATTGCCCGACGTGCGGTGTGACCCCGTCGCACCAGAAGTGGAAGCCACGCAAGTTGGTGTACACAAACGAGGTGGTCGCGATAGGGGACGTCGACCCAGTCGACGCCGTCCATTGCCCTAGGTGCGACCTCGTCTTCGGCGTCGTGCATTACGAGCATGACGACACGTATATCACGAGTTGGACCGAGTTCGAGACGATCCCACGGTATTGCCCGTGGTGTGGGGAGGATTTGACAAATGCCTGATAACGAGATGAAGCCGGTGTTGTCGCCATCTGTCGAGCTGTGGAGACCCGACGGCCCCGCTGCGAAGGCCGCTGCCGCCATCATGGCCAACGTGGCGGCGGGTTTCAATGAGTCCCTCATACCAGTGCTGCGCGGTGTGAAGCGTGAGGCGAGGGCGCTATGCAAGGGGCTCGACCCGAAATGGAAATGCGCCCGGATCCGGGCACTCAAGAGGTTCCGCCGCAACATGGCGACACTCAAGCGCGAGGGGAGGTGCAGGTGATGGCGAGGACCGGCCTTCGCATCGAGGCCCGCCGCCACATCTTCAAGCGGCTGGGCGTGCCGTACGGAAACTGACAGACAAGGGGAGGGTGCCATGCCGGCACCCTCCCCGCGGCCCGTTTGGGGGACCCTTTGAGGGGAACGTCGAGGCTTACGGATGGGCCTTTTGGCCCATCTACGGAATCTACACACATGCCGCTCGGGGCCGAGCTCGCCCGCCGACGGCGCAAGGGCTACCGGCTCTGGACGCCGGACATGGTGCGCGCGATGCAGGCGCACCCGGAGAGGAGCGCGGCCGAGATCGCGGCGCTCCTCGGCGTGACGCCGTCGAGCGTGCGCCACGCCAGGCAGAGATACGGTCGCTTCGGCGGCGGCACGGGGATGCTGTGCATCGCGTGCGACTCGCGGCCCGTGTTCGACACCTCGGCGCAGGCGAGGAGATGGGGGCTGTGCAAGGGGTGCTATCTGGCGGAGCGGAAGAGGCGGCTCGAGGAGGAGTCGGAGAGCAACCGCATACGACAGGCCGCGCACAGGAAGAAGGCCGAGTAGCCGAAAGGCCCCGGTTCCGGGGCCTTTTCTTTAAACGTTACCCCCTTTCTACGCTCGTGGGCAAACGCACGCGCTTGTCCACGTGCGTAGAAAGGTGGGAACGTTCGCGTTTCCATATGGCTATCTACCAGCGGAAACGTGATTTTGTGGCGGGAAAAGGGCGTGAAAAACTGACCAAGGAGGGCATCGAGGATGCCGTCCGCCTGTGCCGTGCCGGAATGACCGACAGGGACATCGCCGCATATCTCGGGGTCGCACGTGAGACATACAGCCGCTGGATCAACCACCCCAGAACCGACAACCAGCGTCAACTGTGTCACGTTCTAAAAAAGGCCGAGGTGGAGCGCAAGGCGACGCTCGTGGGCCGCATCATGGACGCGAGCGGCGACAGCTGGCAGGCGGCGGCGTGGCTGCTCGAGCGCAAGTACCCGCAGGAGTACGCCAAGGCGCAGCGCATCATGGACACCACCGACACGGCGGTGCTCAAGGCCGCCAAGGAGCTGGTGCTGTCCGTGCCGTCCTCAATCGGCGGGGACGAGTAGCCGATGCCGCTCACGAGGATGCAGCGCGAGTACCTCGCCAACTGCACGCACCGCTACAACGTGAAGTGCGGGGCGACGGGCTCGGGCAAGAGCTGCGTCGACATAGCCGTGACCATACCGCAGAGGCTTCTCGCCATGAGGGGCGAGGGGCTGGCGGTGATGATCGGGAACACCCGGGCCACGCTCGAGCGCAACATCCTCGAGCCCATGCGCTCGCTCTATACCCCCGACGTGGTCGGGACCATCAGCAACGAGAACATAGCCCACATCTTCGGGCAAAAGGTCTACTGCCTGGGCGCGAACAAGCGCTCGAGCGTCGCCAGGATTCAGGGGGCGACGTTCGAGTACGTCTATGGAGACGAGGTGGCGACGTGGTCGCAGGAGGCGTTCGAGATGCTCAAGAGCCGCCTGCGCTGCCAGCACAGCCACTTCGACGGCACGTGCAACCCAGACAGCCCCCACCACTGGTTCAAGCAGTTCCTCGACGGCGGCTCGGACATTTACCGCCAGGACTACACGATCTGGGACGGCGCTCTCGCGCCGGAGGTCGTCGAGGAGCTCTGCCGCGACTACGAGGGCACGGTCTACTACGACCGCTACATCCTCGGCAAGTGGACGCTGGCCGAGGGGCTCGTCTACCCGGACTACGAGGCCGCGCTCGAGCCGAGGTTCTCGGGGCCCGCGCTGAGGCGCGCCGTGTCGCTCGACTACGGCACGCAGAACGCCTTCGCCGCGCTGCTCTGGGAGTTCGACGGCGGCGTGTGGCACGTGGTCGACGAGTACCGCTACAGCGGCCGCGACACGGGCCGCCAGAAGACCGACCAGGACTACGTCGAGGACATGGCCGCGTTCGTCGACGGGCTCCCGGAGCGCCCACTCTTCATAGTCGACCCGTCTGCGTCGAGCTTCATCGAGGCCATGCGCCGCGCCGGCTTCAAGGTGAGGAACGCCTGCAACGACGTCGGGGACGGCATCAGGCACACGGGCGTATGCATGAGGCGCGGACTCGTCCGCATCTCGGAGGGCTGCGCGGGGCTGCTGGGAGAGCTCGGCGGCTACGCGTGGGACAAGAAGTCCGACGTCGACAAGCCCGTCAAGGTCGAGGACCACAGCTGCGACGCCCTTCGTTACGGCGTGGAGACACTGCGGATGTACAAGCAGAAGAAACAGCAGGTAAACCCGCTGTTCGATAGGGAAGGGAGAGGCCGATGGCAGACGGCCCGATTGTGACGGCGGCGGACATGGCGGCGGCGGGCTCGGCGGCGGGGTTCGCCTCCGACGCCGTGAGGCGCCACATGGCCGGCGAGATGTACCGCAACGCCGTGGCGGCCAACGACTACTACCGCCAGCAGAACGTGACCATCAACAGGTTCACCAAGATCGTGTACTCGAGCGCCGGCACGCCGGTCGACGACTACACGGCGTCGGACATGCGAATCAAGTCCAACCTGTTCAAGCGCCTGAACGGGCAGCGATGCTCCTACTCGCTCGGCAAGGGAGTGAGCTTCGTCGACGTCTCGAAGGGCGGCAAGGACACGACCAAGGAGGGGCTTGGCGACCGCTTCGACGACGACGTGATGAAGATAGGCCTGTACGCGCTTATCCACGGCATCAGCTTCCCCTTCTGGAACATGGACCACATCGACGTGTTCACCGTCGACGAGTTCTGCCCGGTGTGGGACGAGGTGAGCGGCGCGATGGTGGCCGGCGTGCGCTTCTGGCGCCTGGACCCGGACCACCCGTGGAACGCCACGCTCTACGAGGAGGACGGCTACACGCAGATGGCGGCCCCGGCCGCCGGAACGCTCGACTTCGCCGTGACGGAGGCCAAGCGCGCCTACAAGGTGACCTACGAGGAGGTGCCGGCCGACGGCCTCGCGCTGGCCGTGGACGAGGAGAACTACTCGCGCCTGCCCATCGTGCCCGTGTGGGGCAGCGACGCGCACCAGTCCACGCTCGTGGGCATGCGCGGGAGCATCGACGCCTACGACATGATCAAGAGCGGCCTGTGCAATGATGTCAACGACTGCGCGCAGGTCTACTGGATAGTCAGCGGCGCCGGTGGCATGGACGACCGCGAGCTCGACCTGTGGCGCGCCAAGCTCAAGCTGACGCACGTGGCGCAGGTCGACGCCGAGCAGGGGCAGGCCGCGACGCCGTACGTGCAGGAGGTGCCCGTGGCGAGCCGCCGCGAGGCGCTGGCCCAGATAAAGGCCGACATCTACGAGGACTTCGGCGCGCTCGACGTGCACACCATCGCCGCCGGCGCGACCAACGACCACATCGACGCCGCATACCAGCCGCTTGACGAGGAGGCCGCGGAGTTCGAGCGCCACATGCGAGAGGGCATCATGGACCTACTCGCGCTCCAGGGCATCGAGGACACGCCGATCTTCACCCGCACGCGCATCAGCAACACCAAGGAGCAGATCGAGAACGTGTGCCTGGAGGCCGAGTGGCTCGACGAGGAGACCATCCTGCGCAAGCTGCCGAACATCACGCCCGACGAGGCCGCCGAGATTTTGGAGCGCAAGCGGCGGGAGCAGGAGGAACGCATGGCTGCGCTGCCGCCCGCCCTGGCTGCGAACGCGAAGGGTGCCCAGGAGGGCGACGCGGACGACGCGGATGACGAGGACGACGAGGGCGACGACGAGTAGGAAAAGGGCCCCGGCTTCGGTCGGGGCCCTTTTCCGTTATGCGCGGGCGACCATGCGTGCCGACGATTGGAGGCGGCGCATGGCGAAGGACAGCGCTCACGAGTTCTCAGACGCCGAGATTCGGGCGTTCGAGCGCGAGGTGGAGGGAGTGTACGGCGAGGCGGGCAAGACTGCCTACGCCAACCTCAAGCGCTATCTGGCGCAGTTCGAGGCCGACGACGAGAAGATGCGCGAGCGCCTCGAGGCCGGCGAGATCACCAAGGCCCAATACAGGTCTTGGCGAAGCGGGAAGATAGCGGCCGGCAGGCGCTACCGAATCGTCCTCAAGCAGTGCGCCGAGGCCATGACGCATGCGAACGTCGTCGCTGCCGCCGCCATCGAGGGCAGGCTGCCCGAGGTCTACGCCGAGAACTACAACTACGGCACGTGGCAGGTCGAGAGCGCCGTGGGCGTTGACACGGCCTTCGCGCTCCAGGACGCCTCGACCGTGCAGAGGCTGCTCACCGACCACGACAGCTACCTGCCGAAGCCGTCCGTCAACGTCGCCAAGGACATGGCGTGGAACCGACGGCTCATCGCCAACCAGATCACGCAGGGCGTTTTGCTCGGCGAGTCGATACCCAAGATAGCCAGGCGCATGCAGGACGTGACGGGGGCGAACCGCGCGGCGGCGGTGCGCTTGGCACGCACCTCGACGACGGCGGCGGAGAATGTCGGGCGCGTCGACAGCTACAGGCGAGCGCAGTCGCTCGGCATCGAGCTCAAGCAGGAGTGGCTGGCGACAATGGACGGCCGCACGCGCTCGAGCCATAGGCAGCTCGACGGCGAGAAGGTCGAGGTCGGGGAGAAGTTCAGCAACGGGTGCCGCTATCCCGGCGACCCCGAGGCGCCATATGCCGAGACGTGCAACTGCCGCTGCACGCTCATCGCGGCCGTGGATGGCGTGGACTACAGCGACGGCAAGCGCTGGAGCAGGCTTCCCGAGGGCATGACCTACGAGGAGTGGAAGGCGGGCCCGCCGTCACCGGCGCCAAGCCCGCGAACCGCACCATCTCCGAGTTCATGGAGATGCCCGGCACCAAGCGCAAGCTGGACGTGGCCGGCGTATCCAAGACCGAGGCGCGAAAGCGACTCTCGCGGCAGCTCGAGGACTACGGCATACCGTCGAGCGGGTTCAGGAAGATGTCGGCGGGCGACCAGCAGAAGGTACTGGACACGGCGCTCTGGTCGGCCCGTGAGGGGGCGGGTCCGAAGGGACTGCATCCGATCGAGCGCTCAGGGGAATATGCGGTCGACATGTCCAAGGTCGCCTCCAAGGGCTACAGGGCGAAAGTGGCGGGCGCCGTCGGCGGCGACGCGGCGGACGGCGTCCACGCGAGCATCAAGCGCATCCTCACGCACCGCGGCGGGACGAACGGCGAGGACCTGTACGCCATCGACCTAGCGACCGGCGGGACCGTGACAAGCTGCGTGAACTCGAGCGTCGGCAGCGCCGTTGTGCCCCCGGCGAAGTTCGGCAAGAAAGTCGCCGCCGCCATCGAGGACGGTCGGCACGTCGCGCTCCTCCACAACCACCCGAAATCGGGCATCCCGAGTGCGGCCGACTTGCGGACTGTCGGGGACAAGGGCTGCTCGTTGGGAATCATCGCAGCTCATGATGGGAGCATATACGTTTTTAGAAAGGTCGCCGAACCGGATCCGTTTTATAATGACATCGAGAAAAAGTACCTTCGGGTTCTAAAGCTGTACGGTAGCGACGAGAGCAAACTGTTCAAGGCAATCGAAGAGAGGTTCGGTTTCAAAATTGAGCATATTGAATGACATACTCAATGAGGCCGTCATTTATCTCGATGGCCGCGACGACGTCGACGCCATAGGCCATGTCCTCGACTCCAAGCCGCAGGCCATCCAGGACCTCTGGCTTGAAGAAGCCAGATACGACGATGAGAACCGCAGGGAGTACTACGAGCTGTTCGGTCCCGAAAAATACGAGGATGCCCTCGAGGCAGACATAGTCGAGATATTCGAGAATGCCTCGCAAAGCTAGCACCTAAGGCCCCGCCGTAGCGGGGCCTTTTTCATGCCGCGTGACCGCGGCGGGAACATCCTCCCGAACGAGGGAGGACCCCATGAACCCCATAACCGAATGCAAAAGATGCTCCGACTGCGCCATCAGGCTCGGCTTCGGCTTCACCCAGCCCGACGTGCTGATATGCACCGTTCGCGGCGACGAGGTGGGGCCGGGCGACGGCTGCACCATGGGCAGCCCCGGCGTGCCGGTGCAGGCCATCGAGGCGTGCGAGGTGGACGTGTCCGGCCGCGTCGGCTACGGCACGGAGGTGCTGGACTGATGGCCGCGCCGCGAAAGGTCGGCAAGGAGAAGTGGAGCGCCAAGAACGACACGTGGACCGACCGCAACGGCGTGGTCACGGAGGGAATGAGCGCCAAGGGCTTCAAGCGCGGCACCGCCAAGGGCCTGCTCGCCTCCGACATCTCCGGCCTCGTCGAGATACGCGAGGACAACCGCGAGGCCATCGCCAACGCCATCGACCGGGCGCTCGTCGCCGCGCTGGAGGAGGTCGGGCTCGTCGCCGAGGGCTACGCCAAGCGCGCCTGCCCGGTCGACACGGGCCGCCTCCGCAACTCCATCACTCACATCGTCGACGAGGGCACCCGCCACGTCATCATCGGCACGAACGTCGAGTACGCGCCGTACGTCGAGCTCGGAACGCGACGCCAGAAGCCGCAGCCGTTCCTCAAGCCGGCCGCCAACGACCACTACTCCACGTACAAGGGAATCTTCCTCAAGCACCTCCGCGGCTAGGGCCGCGTTACGCGCCACGGACGATGTCGCCGCGGCGACGGACTGCCGCACGGGGAGGCCGCGACGAAAAGCCGGCGCCCCGGTCCATCCGAGGAAAAGGAGACAGCGTGGCACTGACGCGGAAGATGCTCAAGGCAATGGGCATCGAGGACGAGAAGATCGACCAGATCATCGAGGAGCACGTCGAGAGCATCGACGGCCTGAAGGCCGAGCGCGACCGCTACAAGGAGGGCGCCGACGAGGCAGAGGGCCTGCGTAAGCAGCTCGAGGAGGCCAAGAAGGCCGGCGAGGGCGCCGGCGAGTACGAGGAGAAGTACAAGGCCAAGTGCAAGGAGCTCGACGACTTCAAGGCGAAGGTCGACGGCGAGGCGGCGGAGCGCGAGAAGCGCGGCCTGTACCGCGAGCTGCTGGCCGGCGCGGGCGTCGACCCCAAGCGCATCGACACCGTCCTCAAGGTGTCCGACCTGTCGGGCGTGACCGTCAAGGACGGCGCCATCGAGGGCGCCGACGACCTGACCGAGTCCATCAAGTCCGACTGGTCCGACTTCATCGCCGTCAAGACCACGCAGGGCGCGACCGTGCCCAACCCGCCCAAGAGCACCGGCGGCGCCGCAGCGCCCAAGAACCTGCGCGAGGCGCTCCACCAACGCTACGAGAACAAGGAGTAAACAATGCCTATCACCCTACAAGAGGCCAAGGTCGGCATGGCCGACCATGTCGACCAGTCCGTGGTCGACACCTTCCAGCGCTCGTCCCTCCTGCTGGACAAGTTGACGTTCGACAACGCCATCTCGCCCGGCACCGGCGGCTCCACGCTGACCTACGGCTACACGCAGCTCAAGACCCCGGCGACCGCCGGCGTCCGCGCCATCAACGCCGAGTACACGGCGAACGAGGCCAAGCGCGAGAAGAAGACCGCCAGCGCCGTCATCATGGGCGGCTCCTTCCAGGTCGACCGCGTCCTGCAGAACACCTCCGGCGCCGTGGACGAGCTGGCCTTCCAGCTGGAGCAGAAGATCAAGGCCGTGGCCAACGAGTTCCACTACCTCGTCATCAACGGCAAGGCCGCCGGCACCGCCGGCGCCGGCAAGCCCGACGGCACGTTCGACGGCCTCGCCAAGATGCTCTCCGGCACGTCCAACGAGATCGGCTCCGAGGTCGACGTGTCCACCGCCGACCTCATGACCAAGAACGCCCAGGCGTTCCTCGACGAGGTCGACTACCTGCTCTCGCAGGTCGACGGACCCAACATGCTGATGATGAACGGCAAGATGCTGACGAAGTTCCGCGGTATCGCCCGCCGCGCCGGCTACTACGAGCGCACCAAGGACGACGCCGGCCGCGTCATCGAGACCTACAACGGCGTGCCCATCGTGAACCTCGGCAAGTACTTCAACGGCACCACCGCCGTCGACGCCGTCGCCGACACCGCCGCCACGGCCTCCGCGCTCGGCAAGTCCGACATCTACGCCGTGTCCCTGGGCCTCGACGGCTTCCACGGCATCTCGCCGACCGGCACCGGCGTGGTCCAGTCCTACATGCCCGACATGGCCCAGCCCGGCGCCGTCAAGACCGGCGAGGTCGAGCTCGTGGCCGGCGTGGTCCTCAAGAACACGCTCAAGGCCGGCGTCCTCAAGGGCATCGGCACCGCCCCGAAGCTGGGCTAGGCCATGCTCGAGGAGCTGCTGCGCGCCCTGCGCAACTGGTTCGTCCGCGACAAGGCCACGGGGCGCATCCGCGTCGAGGGCGGGGCGCTGGTCCCGCCCGAGGGCCTCGCGCTGGCGGACGGCCAGTACATCCGCGTGCAGGGCTCCGTGTTCAACGACGGCCTGCACCGGTGGCCCTGCACGGACCTGCCCGACGAGGAGTTCGTCGGCACCGTGTGGGCGCTGGCCGTGCCGAGGGCCGTCATCGACCTCGCGGACGAGATCGACGCGTGGTGCAAGGAGCACGCCGGGGAGCTGGACGGCCCGTACCAGTCCGAGAGCTTCGGCGGCTACAGCTACACCCGCGTGATGGGTGCCGACGGCCGCCCGCTGACGTGGCGCGACCAGTTCAAGGCGCGCATGGACCCGTGGAGGAAGCTGTGAGCCGCCTGTACGAGCGCATGCGCGTGCCGTGCGTCCGCATGGTCCGCAGGAGCGTGCCGGACGGCGAGGGCGGTTGGACGGAGACGTGGGCCACGGGCCGCGCCTTCTCCGCGACCGTCGTGCGCGACACGTCGTCCGAGGCCCGAATCGCCGAGGCGGCGGGCGTGGCCAACTCCTACACGGTGACGTGCTCCGAGGAGCTGTCCCACGGCGACGTGTTCAGGCGCGTGTCCGACGGTCAGGTATTCCGCGTCACGTCGAATGCCGACGACGGCCGTCCGCCCGCGTGCGCGACGTTCAGCTTCACCCAGTGCAAGGCCGAGGAGTGGAGGCTGCCGGATGCCGACTAGGACCGCGGCGCTCGCCGCATGGCTCGGGGGCTTCGGGATGCCCGCGTACTCCGCGCAGGCCGTGCCGGACGACGCCGAACTCCCGTACATCACGTTCACGCCGGTGTCCGGCGCGTGGGGCGACGGCGAGCAGGCCGTGACCGTCGAGGTCTGGCGCCGCACCGAGAGCGAGGCCGAGGCCAACGCCGACGCCGAGGCCATCGGGCGCGCGCTGGGGCTGGGCGGTGCCATGCTGCCCTGCGACGGCGGCGGCCTGTGGGTCAAGCGCGGCTTGCCGTTCTGGCAGGCCGCCGACTCTGGCGAGCCGGGCGTCAAGCGACGCTACATCAACCTCTCAATCGAGAACATCACGACCTATTAGGGAGGTCCCATGAAATACACCCAGATTCCGCAGGACACGTTCAAGAACATCCAGCTGAACGCCGGCGTCCTGCTCAAGGAGTTCGTCCCGGACACCGGCACGCTCAAGGCGACCGACATCCTCGGCGCGACGTCCGGCGGCGCCAACTTCACCGCAACGCCGAGCTTCATCGACTTCGGCGAGGACATCGACAACTGCCCGGCGAACATGAAGGAGCTCAAGGTACTCGACGGCTGGGAGGCCAAGATGTCCGGCACGTTCGTGACCGTGACCGCCGGCCTGGCCGTGAAGCTGACCGGAGCCGCCGACGAGTCCGGCGGCAAGATCACCCCGCGCAACGAGCTCAAGGCGTCCGACTTCGCCGACCTGTGGTGGGTCGGCGACTACAGCGCGGTCAACGAGGACGGCAGCAAGGGCGAGAGCGCCGGCTTCTGCGCCATCCGCCTGCTCAACTCCCTGAGCACCGGCGGCTTCCAGATTCAGTCCTCCAAGAAGGGCAAGGGCCAGCTCGCCTTCGAGTTCACCGGCCACTACTCGATGGAGCACCCCGAGACGGTGCCGTTCGAGATCTACGTCAAGGCCGGAACGGAGGCGACGGCCTAATGCGCATCGACGAGTTCACGGCCGACGAGTTCCTGACGTCGGCACAGCTGCTGGCCGAGGTGGCCGAGGAGGCCATGGGCGGCAAGCTGGGCGAGGAGGTCAAGCGCGCCTTCGTCTCCTACCGCTCCGCGGCCAAGGCCGCCAAGGCGGAGGCCGGCGACGACGAGGCCGAGGCGAAGGCCAAGGTCGAGATGGAGGCCGTCGACATGGTCGCGGGCCTGCTGCCCGTCCTGCTGCGCGAGGGCGGCGAGCTCTCGCTCAAGTTCCTCGCCGCGCTCGACGGCCAGACCCTCGAGGAGTACAAGGCGTGCTTCTCGATGGCCAAGTACGCCGCCGACATCAAGGCCGCGGTCGACGGCATCGACTCCGTCAAGGAGATCGCCGCGCCTTTTTTTCACTAGCCGCCGACGACCCGGAGCTGCTCTGGCTCTGCATGGGCGAGTACACCGGACCCCGGCGTGCTCGCCCTTTTGCTAGGTACCTGTCCGCGAGGCAGCGCAGGGAGGCGGAGGGGGCCGCGTTCAGGGTCTACCTGACGGAGTCCATCCGCCTCGCCGTGCAGTCGCGCTACATCGCCACGCCCTATCTGGAGCTGGTGCGCGGCGCGGCGGAGCCGGCGGACACGCGGAGCGGCGACGAGATCGCGGCGGACGTAATAGGCAGACTCGGATTGAAGGTGGTGTAGATGGACCTCCTCGACCTCTTGGTCAAGATCGGCGTCGACGACCAGGCGTCGGATAAGGTCGACGGGATAGCGTCCGGCATCGGCGGCAAGCTGGGGTCGGCGGCGGGCAAGGCGGCATCGCTCGTCGCCGCCGGCGTGGCCGCCGTCGCCACGGGCACCGCGGCCGTGGCCGGCATGAGCATGAAGGCCTACGCCGCATACGAGCAGAACGTCGGCGGCATCCAGAAGATTTTCGGCAACATGGGCAAGTCCCTCGAGGACTACGCCGCCATGACCGGGCAGAGCGTCGAGCAGTGCTCCGGCAAGTGGCAGCAGCTCGAGCAGGCGCAGACCACGGTGCTGAAGAACGCCGACGAGGCGTACAAGACCGCCGGCTTGAGCGCCAACCAGTACATGGAGCAGGTCACGGGCTTCTCGGCCGCGCTCGTCTCCTCACTGGGCGGCGACACGGTCAAGGCCGCGGAGTACGCCAACACGGCGATGGTCGACATGAGCGACAACGCCAACACATTCGGCACCGACATGCAGGACCTCCAGAACGCCTACCAGGGCTTCGCCAAGCAGAACTACACCATGCTCGACAACTTGAAGCTCGGCTACGGCGGCACCAAGGAGGAGATGCAGCGCCTCATCTCGGACGCGCACGCGGTCAACGATGCCGTGGACGAGTCGAGCCTGTCCTTCGACAACATCGTGCTGGCCATCCACACGATGCAGGAGCAGATGCAGATAGCCGGAACGTCCTCGCGCAAGGCCGCATCGACCATCGAGGGCTCGTGCAGCATGGCGAGGGCGGCGTGGGAGAACTGGCTCACGGAGCTGGGCAAGGACGACGCCGACATGGAGAAGCTGACCGGCGAGCTGGTCGACTCCGTGGCGACGGCCGCGTCCAACATCGTGCCCCGACTCGCCACAATCGTGTCCACGGCCGTCGAGCAGCTGCCCGGCGTCGTGACCAAGCTGGCGCCCGTGGTGGGCGAGGCTTTCGCGCAGATAGCCGACAGCGCCCTCACCGCGCTCTCGGGCGCGATGGACGGAATCGGCGAGGTCGGCGCGCAGGTCGGCCCGGTGCTCTACGACGGCATCGTGAGCGGGGCGGAGTGGCTGTCGACGTCGGCGGCCGACATCATGACCCAGCTCGGCGGCTACCTGTCCGAGAACCTGTCGACCCTCATGGAGCAGGGCCTCAACATCCTGACGGGCCTGAGCGAGTCGCTGGCCGAGAACGTCGGCATTCTCGCCGAGGGGGCGGCAAACCTGATCGTGGGGCTGGCGCAGGGAATCGCCGACAGCCTTCCCACGCTAATCGAGCAGGCGCCGGTCATCGTGCAGAACCTCGCCAACGCGATCAGCGACAACGCGCCCACCATCCTCGCGGCGGGAGTGCAGGCCATCGTGACACTGGCGGTCGGAATCGTGCAGGCGATACCGACGCTCATCGCCAACATCCCGGCCATCTTCCAGGCGTTCCTCGCCGTGTGGTCCGCGCTCGACTGGATCAGCCTCGGCCGCAACGCCATCACGGCGCTCGGACAGGGCGTGACCAGCATGCTCGGCTTCATCGGCTCGTGCGGCACCAACGTGGTGTCCGCCATCCGCGGCGCGATACAGAGCCTGCCGTCGACGCTGTCGAACCTCGGCAAGGTTGCCATGTACAACCTGCAGGGCGCCATCTCGGGCGCAGTCGGTGCAGTGAAGGGCGCGGCACTACGCATCGCGTCGAACATCGAGTCCTCCTTCCTTGGCTTGCCGGGCCGCGTGGTGTCCATCGGCCGCAACATCGTGCAGGGAATCGCCAACGGCATCGCCGGCGCGGCTGGCGTCGTGGTCAACAAGCTTACCGGCGTGGTGGGCGGCGCCATCAATGCGGCCAAGAACCTGCTCGGCATCCACTCGCCGTCGCGCGTCTTCCGAAAGATGTTCGGCTACGTCATGGAGGGCGCGGCCCTCGGTATCGACGACACGGCCGACATGCCCGTGCGTTCGATGAGGTCGGCCGTCTCCGCCGTCGAGGAGGCGGCGTCGTTCGACGCGACCGTGAGGGCGGAGGCGCCGGAGGACGACCCGGACGGCAATGGCGGCAAGGGCTCGCCGCGTTACGGCGGCCCGAACATGGCCCGAGTTGTGGAGCTCCTCGAGCGCATCGCCGACGGCGGCGACGTGTACATGGACGGCGACCGCGTCTCCGGCGCGCTCGCGGGCCGCTCGAGGACGACGATGCTCGGAAGGGGGTACGCGCTCGCATGATGATCGAGCAGGCTTTCAGCTTCGGCGGGACGGACCTCACGGACTACGTCTCCGTGTGGAACGTCGACCGCGCCGTGGGCGCGTCCCTCGACATCGACGAGACGGAGGTGCCCGGCATGGACGGGTGCCTCGTCTCCTCCTCCCGAATCGAGGCGTTCACCGTCAAGGTGCAGTGCCTCATGCACGCGTCCGACCCCGCGGACGTCGAGGCCGACCGCCGCATACTGGCGGCCGTCCTCACCCCGGGGAAGTCCGGCCGCCTCGTGCTGCCGGAGTCCTGCGGGCTGTCGTTCGACGCCGTCTGCAAGGGCGGCGCCGAGCTGTCGCGCCTGCGGCAGCACCCCGGCGTCGACCTCGAGTTCCTCGTGACCGACCCCGTCGCATACGGCGCCCGCCGAACGGCCTCGGTGGCCGGCACCGGGACCGTGGGCAACGGCGGCACCGCCCCGGCGCGCCCCGTCGCCACGTGCGTCCCGGCGACATCCCCGTGGCGCATCACGAACACGGCTACCGGCGAGTATGTGCAGGTCGCCGGCACATTCAACGGAAAGAAGCAGCTTAAGCTGGACATGGCGCTCGAGCGCGCCACCGTCGACGGCGCGGACGTGCCCGTGACGGTGGGGTCCGACTTCTTCGCGCTGGCCGGCGGGGCCGCGACCGGCATCAAGGTCAGCTCCGGTACCGCCACGCTGCAATGGGAAGAGAGGTGGTACTGATGCGTGTCGACGTGTACGACCGCCACGACGCCTACGTCGGGACCATCGGGCCCCGCCAGCTGCTCTCCATGGTGCACACCGACGAGCTCAACGGCTCGGACGAGCTGTCGATCACGACCGCGTTCCCGCTCCACGAGGGCTACCGCCTCGTTTGGGCCGACCGGCTCGGCACGGTGCACGAGCACGTCTGCCAGAAGCCCAAGGCCTCCCGGGAGACCGGCGGCGTGGTCTGGACCGATACGGCGCTCAACTCCATCTGCGAGCTCTTCGGCGACTTCATCTTCGACAAGCGACCCTACGGCTACGGGTTCCTCCAGGCGCTCAACGTGTGCCTGGAGCCGACCCGCTGGGAGGCCGGCACGGTCGACCAGCGCGGCACCGTCGACAAGGGCCTCACCTTCTACCACACCAGCTCCCGCGAGGCGCTTCAGGACATCCTCGAGTGCGGCGGCGAGCTGGAGACGCAGGTCGTCACCGACGGCACGCGCGTGACCGGCCGCCGCGTCGGCATCCGCTCGCACCGCGGCCGCTCCGGCGGCCACCGCCGCTTCAGCTACGGCAAGGACCTGACCTCCATCGACCGCACCGAGCACTGGGGCGCCATCACGGCGTGCTACGGCTTCGGAAAGGGCATCGAGACGGAGGGCGGCGGCCACGGCCGCAAGCTGACATTCGGGAGCGTCAACGGGGGAAAGGACTACGTCGAGGACGCGGCCGCGCTCAAGCTCTACGGGCGCCCGGACGGAAACGGCGGCATGGCCCACGTGTTCGGCACGTTCAGCGACCCCGACTGCGAGGACGCCGCCACGCTGCTCGCGGAGACGCGCGCCTACCTGGACGCACACAAGGAACCGGGCGTCACGTACAGCGCCGACGTCATCGACCTCGTGGCGATGGGCCGCGACTGGGAGGGCGTGGCCGTCGGCGACGACGTCCAGATCGTCGACACGTGCTTCTCGCCGGCGCTGCGCTGCGAGGGCCGCGTGACCAAGCTCGTGACCGACGAGCTGGGCGGCGCCATGCGCGTGACGCTCGGCAACATAACCGAGACCATGACGGACATGTGGCTGGCACAGCAGAAGCAGGTTTCCAGCCTGTCGCGGCGCTCGTCCAGCTGGGACGTGGCAGCATCCACGCCGCCGTCGTACCTCCAGCAGGTCATGGACGCGATGAACAACCAGTTCAACATGTCCGGCAGCAGCTACACCTTCACCAGCTTCGAGCAGGGGACAATCTACGCATCCGTGCCCATGGACGCAAACGGCCGCTCGACCACGGGCAAGGGCAGCGCCATGCAGCTGTGCTCGCAGGGCTTCCGCATCGCCTCCGGCTGCAAGGCCGACGGCTCGTGGGACTGGCGCACCTTCGGCACCGGCGCGGGCTTCACCGCCGACCTCATCACGGTCGGCACGCTCATGGGCGACCTGATCAAGGCCGGAACCATCCAGGACAAGGCGGGCAAGAACTACTGGAACCTCGACGAGAGCGAACTGCACATCGGCCCCGGCGCGAAGCTCGGCGACAAGGACATCGCCACGACCGACGCCGTCATCGCGTCTGTCGACGTTGAGTACGCGCAGGGCTCATCGCGCGTCACCGAGCCGCAGGGCGGTTGGCAGACCACCGCGCCGCAATGGGTCTCCGGCAAGTACATCTGGACGCGCACCAAGACCACCATGCAGTCCGGCGACATCGAGTACAGCGAGCCCGTGTGCATCAGCGGCAGGGACGGCACCGACGGCGCCAAGGGGGACAAGGGCTCGACCGGCACCGGCGTGCGCGGCATCGTCGAGCAGTACTACCTCTCCACGAGCGCTACCGCGCAGTCCGGCGGCAGCTGGTCGGAGGCTCAGCCCGCGTGGGCGAAGGGCAAGTACATCTGGACGCGCAGCAAGATCGCGTGGACGGACGGCTCGACCACCTACACCGCGCCGTGCCTCGCCAAGGCCATCAACGGCTCCAACCAGATGGCCGGCAGTGCCATCGTCTCGCGCGTGAAGCTGTATGCGAGGAACCAGTCGGACAGCGTGCCGCCTATCAATGCGCAGAACCCAGAGCTAGGATGGTCGGAGGACATCCCGCAATGGTCGAACGGATACTTCGTCTGGTCGATGGAACGCGTTACCTACGGGGACGGCTCAGTGACCCACACGGCGCCGGTGCTGGAGGCCGCGTACAACAAGGCCTACCAGAGCGCGCACGACCTCACGGGCTCGCTCAATGGCCTCGACACGACGGTGCAGGACCTCGCCAAAGACGGTGTGGTGACCGAAGCGGAGAAGGCCGCGGTCAAGAAGGCCAAGCAGGACGTGGACAAGGAGCGCGAGGAGCTCACGAGCCAGTACAACGCGCTGAAGTCGAACAAGGCCCTCAGTGCCCAGTTCCTCTCGTCCGTCCTCGGCCCCCGCTACACCAAGGCCTTCGGCACGACCGACGAGGGCGGCACGTACGGCGCCTACGCCGACAAGGTAGACAAGGTTCTCCGGTGCAAGACCGCCGAGGAGCTCAAGGACGCCATGTACGAGTACGACGCCGCATACGGAGCCTACTCGAGCGCGGTCAAGGACTACGCCGATGCCGCGACCGGGGCGCGCCACGCCATCGAGCAGAAGAACGCATCGGACTACGCCGACGGCATCCTCAGCAGCTACGACGAGCAACTGACCCAGAAGGCCATCTTCGACCGCCTGACGAAAGGCGGCACCGAGCAGGGCATCTACATGCAGAACGACAGGGTGTACATCAACGCCTCGTACATGGCCACCGGCACCATCGCGGACGCCAAGGGCCGCAGCTCGTGGAACCTCAAGGAGGGCGTGCTGAACACCAACTACATGACCGCGAAGAACATCACGGCGAGCGGCACCTTCTCGTGCGGCGGAAGCTCGTACTACACGAAGCTGAACAACGTCGGTCAGATGGAGGGGTACCGCACGAAAGGCGGGGCCTCGTCCACCTCGCGGGTCGGCTACATCGACTTCTCGTCGTCCATGTACGACAAGTCCGACGGAACGACGAGATATGGCCTCCAGCTCCAGGCGGACGGCTCGGTTCGCATCAGCGCCCCGAAAATCTCCGTCAGGGCCACGAGCGACACGTCGGTGACCACATTCCACGGCTCGACCGGCACGTACTACCCGGTCGGCTTCACCTACCCACCGGGTGACGGATGGGATACCGCAAGCCTCAGAACAATGGAGACCGAGTTCATCAACGGAATTTGCATACGCAACATGGGATAGGAGGAAGATATGACCGATGAGATGGAGAAAGCGACAAACCGAATCGTCGCCTACCTGCTGCACGACCCGATCGGCAACTGCGAGGGGTACGTCTCGGACTACGACACCGACCTGCTCGCAAAGGCGCAGGAGGGCGGCATGATCGTCATAGCCGAGCACGAGGACGGCAGACGAGAGGTCGTCGACGCGAAGGACGTCAAGGAACCGAGCCCGGCAATCAACGGCGTAACGGTAGTGCTCCCGTCCTACGTCGACAAGCGCACGGCCGCCACCGTGGCGTGCTTCGATGCGCTGTCGGCCATCGTCGACCCTCAGCCGGCCACAGCCGACGAGACGGGGGAGGGGACCGAGGCCGTCGACCCGGTCGAGGCCTTCAGGGCCGCGCTCGCCGCGCTCAAGGCGCTGGAGGCCAAGGAATAATGATCAACCACCAGATAGCGCTCGACATGCGTAAGCGCCCGGGCACGGTCCCGCAGCGTGTCACGGTGCGCCGGGGCGAGACCCAGACCCAGAAGATAACGGCGTCGCTCACCGTGGACGGCGCGACGTACACCCCGACGTGCCAGCTCGCGCGCCTGTGCGTGCTCCACGCCGACGGCACGTGGGCGCGCTGCTCGGCGACCGTGGGCACCGGCACGGTGAGCGTCACGCTCCCGCCGCAGGCGGTCAACGGGGCGGGGAGGTGCCGCCTCGCGTACTTCGAGTTCTGCGGCACCGGCTCCGAGACGACCGAGGACTTCGCCCTCGTCATCCTCGGCAGCGTCGACGGCAGCGGCGGCCAGTCCGAGGACTACGACAACGAGCTCGATGCGCTCAAGCGCGAGTGGGCCTCGCTCAACGCCGCCGTGACCTCGGCGACGAAGAGGGCCGAGTCGGCGGCATCGTCCGCCGAGGGCAACGCCGACGCCGCGAACAGGGCCGCGAGCGCCGCCACCGCAGCTGCCAAGCAGGCCAACGCCGCCGCAGCCGCGACCAAGCCCTACTACATGCAGTCCGGCGAGCCGCCTCGAGACAAGCGCGTCGACGGCGGACTGTGGATGCAGACGAACGAGGGCACGCACAAGATCGCATCGTTCAAGCGCTGGGACGCGAACCTGCCCGGTAAGGCGGTATTCCCCGGGGCGAGCACGATGCCCGGGACGAGCACGATCATCGACGAAATCGGCGCGTGGACGACCTTCACGCTTTAAAGAGAGGATTAGACATGGCAAACCTTGTGACCTACGCAAAGCAGGTTTGGCAGGACGCCAAGACCGCCATCACGGCTGCGCGTCTCAACAACATGGAGAAGGGCATCAGCGACTGCGCTACCCAAATCAACAAGCTCGGGGATTCCGTATCCCAAGTTTACGCGATAAACGTTAACGATTTGGATAACCCACCCGCGGCGCTCATTCTTAATACGTCAACCGTCACGAAAGGGTACCCGTCTCAATTTGGAGGAAATAGCTGCCTTGTCTTACAGCACAATATCGGTAATAGCACCTACAGGGCGCAGCTCGCGTTTGGATTCGGCTCCGATAAGATAGCAATTAGACGCAAAAACGGCAGCGCAAATTGGACTGACTGGAAGTACGTGACGCTGAGCTAGAGCATTCCGTATCCCTGGGTGACGGAAAGGTTACGTTCAGGAGCGCTTTTGTTGCAAACAAGGATTCAGGTGTCTCACTGGTTGGTCGCAGCAATCAGACGTATTTCATTTTCGGGCCGGGCGGAATCGTCGCCACGGTAACGCACTGCGTTGGCAAAGAACCGTCCGTCTCTCAGGCGTCAGGGCAGTCCGTGACAGCCACAAATGGATCACAAGACGGAACCGTGGTTATCAAGGTTGGCGTCCAAAGCGCCAGACTTCTAATCGGCTCCGTATTTGATTTCTCAGTGCAGTAGTAGCGATTAGCATTCCGTATCCCGTGTTCAATTCGCGCAGGAGGGAACGGTCTTCCGAGTCTCATACTCCGATGACGGAGTGCTACAGCTTTCGATTGTGGGCACGCCGTTGGCTGTCTGGTTTGACAAAAAGCGCGGCATTGGCATCTGGGACAGCACTGACAAGAAGAACTACATATGCAAGTTTGTCGAATAGCATTCCGTATCCCAGCTTTACTACGCCGGGCGCGATATTGCCGTGCTGCTCGCCGATGAGATCGGCGGCGGCACGGTCTACGACGCACTGCACAAGCGCATCGCGGCGAACAACTTCTCCGGCATTCGCGTGGGAGACTACCTCAACGTGCCGCTCGTCTCCGCGTCCGGCGTTACTAGCCAGCAGCCCGTGCGATTCGTCATAGCGCACATCGACCCGTACCTGTGGTGCGGCGACAAGAGCAAGGGGCACCACATCGCGTTCGTGGCCTCTGCGCCCATCGAGGTCAGCTCGTCCTACAGCGGAGTCACCAACTCCTCGTTCATCCCGTGGAACAAGACGAACACCAACCAGGGTACGGCAGGCGTTAAGAACCCGTACCTGTGCTCGCAGCTCAAGGGCTGGGAGAACGCCTTCGAGGCGTGCCTGCCCGTGGGCCTGACCAAGTACATCCTCACGCAGCGCGTTCTGCTCGAGGAGCGCTACAGCGCCTCCGGTGCGCTCACCGACTCCAACAACTGGAGCTGGCAGGACATCGGCAAGGTGTGGTCGCTCTCCGAGATGGAGGTCTACGGCTGCCCGGTCTGGGGCACGCGCGGCTATTCCGTCGGCTTCGACTGCCAGTTCGACCTCTTTAAGGACACCGCGCACCGACTCAACGGTAGCCGCAACACCTGGTGGCTCCGTACCGTCAGTGGTGGCTCGTCTACGGACACCTGCTACGTCAGCGGCATCGGCATCGCCAGCTACCACGGTACCGCGGACGGCCTGGTTCGCCCGCGCGTGGGCTTCCTCCTAGGGTAGTGAGACGCTACAAGCTGAACAGGTTCCTGCCTTCAGTACTGGAATATAGGCAGACATCCCTCGATTTACTATTCTTGTTGTATCCGAAGTTAATCGCGAGGAAATCGGTGTCGTTCAAGTAGAAGCGAATGACACACCTCTCCATATTGTCGACCAGCTGGCACTCAAACTCGACTTTCTTCGCAGTCTTTATCGAGTAGTGGGATACGGAATCACATCTCCATCGCTGCCGTATACGAGTCGCTAGCACGCGCCACGACCGTCCTGAAACTTTGCAGGTAGTGGCTCATGGCTGTATTGACCGTGCTGTGCCCCAGCGCCACGGCAATGTCCTCGATGGCCGCACCGTGCTCAAGTGAGATCGTAGCCCACGAGTGTCGAAGGCATGTCATCGGCACATGCGGCAAGTCAAAGCGGCGGCAGAACACGCGGAACTTGCGGGCGACGGCATTAGGGTCTAGCAGGCAAAGCCGCCCAGACCTACGCGAGCCGCGAATCATGCGCAACCGCTCTAGGGCGAATCGCGGCAGCTTGAGCCGCCTGTCGCTGAGCTTTGTCTTGCATCCCGTCTCGATCACCTCACCGCCCACCACGTGAAGCCCGCGTTGAACGTGCACCCATCCCGAGCGCCAGTCCACATCCTCGATTCTCACCGCACACGCCTCGCACCTGCGCAGGCCCAGCGCGGCACCCAAGAGCACGGCGGCCTCGAAGGGCTGACCGACTATCGCTTTGAGCGTCACGCGCTCCTGCTCGGCTGTGAGCGTGGGTCGGCGCACCGTGGGCTTCTTGGGCAGCTCCACACCCTGCGTCACGTCCCAGATTCTGAGCTGGTGGCGGCGAAGAACCCAGCGGTAAATCTGCCTGAAGGTCTTGTACGCCTTTTCGGCTGCGCCGGGGAGCGTGAACGAATCGACCCAATCCTGAACCTCCTCAAAGCTGATCGTCTCTATCTCACGCTTGCCCCACATCGGCATCAGGTGGCAGCGGATGGCGCTGCGGTAACCCTCCAATGTGGTAGCCCGCAGGCGCTTGCCCTTGTCGGCCATGTACTCGGCGGCGGTTTCTGAAAACAGCATTTTTGACAGTCCAATCTCTCGAAAATCCCAGACCTAACGAATGGTACTTCGCCGCGTTACGTCTGGGATTTATTGCGTGTAGCGACGGCGGAGCCCAATCTCACGCCGCCCGTAGGATGGCGCAACGCAGACGAGAAAGGAGGGTGGATGGAGGTACTCAAGCTCTTCGCGCCGTATGGGCCGGGATGGCTCGGCGGAGTACTGCTCGGCCTCATAGCTTTCTACTTCGGCCGCCAATTCCTCGAGGAGTACAAGCGGCAGAACGAGCGCAAGGCCGGCATCGACCTCAAACGCGAGGAGCGGAAGCAGGCCGAGGTCGACGAGCGCGCGCAGCGGGACCGCGAGCGCTCGCAGATGGAGGGCCGCATCGCCGCGCAGATGGAGCGAAGCAACAGCCTCATGGAGGCCATGAAGACCCTCATGGAGTCGGTCGTGGCGTCCAACGAAGTCCTGCACAACGACTTGGCCCACAGCCAAGCGCGCAGCCAGGGAATGGCGGAGAAGGTCGACCACATCTGCGACCGCGTCGACCTGATCTACAGCAAGGAATCCGACAGATAGGAGCAATCGAATGAATGAGATCCAGGCGGGCCTCACGGTGTGCACGGTGCTGGTCGTGCCGTACATCGTGCAGGCCATCAAGACGAAGGCGATGACGGGCAATGTCGCCCGCTGGACGGCCATCGCCGTCTCGGCAGGATGCGGCGCCCTCACGGCCATGTCGGGCGGCGTCCCGACCGAACCCTCGGCATGGGTTACGTCCATCTTCGCCGCCGTCGGCGGCGTGCAGGTGGCCTATGCGGCTTTCAAATCAGTCGGCATCACGGACAAATGGCTGGACGCCCTGCTGGCGCTCGGCGACATCAAGGAGGACTAATGGCAGACTTCGCAAACGTCCAACCGGACGAGTACAAGCTTCTGGGGCGCAACTTCTCCGCAGGCCGCCCGTTCGGCATCAGGGGCGTGACCATCCACCACATGGCCGGCGACCTCAACGCCAGCCAGTGCAACGGCATCTGGGGTGCCAACGGCTGCTCGGCGCACTACTCGGTTGACCGCAACGGCTACATCGTGCAGCACGTCAACGACACCGACCGCGCCTACGCCTGCGGCGACGGAATCGGCACCGGACGCGGCAACGACACGACTATCTCGATTGAGCACGCCAACAGCGGCTCAAACCCATGGACGGTGCACGAGAAGGCAATCGAAAGCGGCGCACATCTGGTCGCAGCCCTGTGCCTGTACTACGGCCTCGGTCGCCCCGAGTGGTGCAAGAACGTGTTCCCGCACCGCTACTGGAGCGCCACGGCTTGCCCCGGCGAGCTTGCGGGCTCCCAGCGCGACCATTACATGCAGCGCGCCCAGGCGTGGTACGACGCGATGAAGGGCGGCAAGGCACCAGCCCCCTCCACCGCCGCTAAGCCTGCCGCGGCAAAGCCCGCTCAGGCGGCATCCGGCGGCTTCTCGAAGGCATCTGGCAAGCGTGTCCCCGTCCACTACTCCCTCCACCTCAAGGGCGGCGGCTGGCTGGACGAGGTGACCGACTTCGGCGCCGGGGACAACGGCTTCGCAGGGTATCCGTGCCGACAGCACGACCTGCTGTGCGCACGCGTCGACCGCGGCACGCTGAAGTACCAGGTGCATACCATCGAGGACGGCTGGCTCGGTTGGGTCGCCAAGGGCGACCGCAACGACACCGTGAACGGCTGCGCGGGCATCGCCGGCCATACCATCGACGGCGTGCGCATGTACTATGTGACCCCGGGCGGCGAGGAGTACAAGCAGGCGTGGTATCGCTCGCAGACCACCGTGCGCCCCGGATGGCTCGATACCGCGTGCGACGACGGCTCCACGTACGGCGGCGACGACTACGCCGGTTTCTACGGCGAACCGCTCGACCGACTCCAGGTCTGCGTCACCGACGGCAACCCGTACTAG